TTAATGTCATCTTGTAATTTCCTTCCTACAGAATTTGCATGATTAATTACAGCAGCACATAGATTACCATGATAAGGATATCCTTTTAATGCTTCTCTAATTTTAGCCACAGGTTTACCACCATAATCAATCACAATAGCATTATCTTTATTAAGACCTATTTTTAATTCAAATAATATACCAGTGTATTTATCTAAACTATTTTTTTCCGTCATTAGCTGTGCCTCCTGACGTTGGTGTTAATGTAGATAAACTATTCATGAGTTTTACTACTTCACCATATGGTCTAGTCATTAGATATCTCATAATATCCATTAAGTGTTCAGAACTTATTATGTAAGTTCTAGGGGTAGGTTGTTGTTTTTGCTCTTCTTTCTTTTCCATCTATCCTCCTATTAAAATGGTATGTCATCATCACTAGGATAATGTTTTTCAATAACTCTTAATTTATCTGAAGCACATCCTATAATTTCTAACTGTTTATCTATCTCAGTAGCAAATTGTGGATGTTCTCCTATACCTACTGATTTATCTAGGTATACATCTAGTGTAGCTTTTGCTACATCTATTTCTGCTTCATATTTTTTTATCATAGCTTTTATAAATTTATCTTTCATTCTGCACCTCTAAATTGATAGTATTTATTTTCTATTAACTCTTCATCTAATAAATAAGGATTATCTCTACCTTTTTTATTAAACTCTGTTCTTAAATCTCTTATAGTTTGATTTAATGTTCTACCTGTTCTTAAGCAGCGACAGACCATATCATCTACTTCTATTAGAGCTTGCTTCACTGCCCCCATCTTCTACCTCCTTTAATTGTTTAGTTAATTTATTTATTTTATTTTGTATTTCTAAGGCAACTTCGTATAACATATTTATCTTACCAAGTAAAGCCATTTTTTCACCGTGTGTCATTTGTTTTTACCTCCATTATTAATCTACCTAAATACCAGTTAGCTTTTTCTAAATCTTGTAAAGGCTCACCTTTAAATTTATATCTAGCAACATACTTTAAAACATTACCCTTTAAGTATCCATGATATTCATCGCTTGTCATACAATCTTGTATAACTTCTATAGTTTCTTTTTTACCATGTTTATAGTGAGAAGGTGAGTGTACTTTATCGTCTACCATATTTCCTCTTTATTGTATTATATTGAATAGTTTCTAAATCGTATTCACCATTACGTACATTTCTTTTTACAATTAAACCTGTCCACCACATTCTTTGTGTAGCTCTAGCATAATTTTCTTTATGATGCAAGTAACATCCAGCAGATAATCCTATAACTTTTTTACCAGTTGGAGTTGTGCACATAGAGTAATCAAATGTATGTATATGTCCAACAGTTGATGATACTTTATTTTTTAATAATAAAGCACGAGCAATGTTGTCCCCACTAATAGGCTTACCCATAACACCGTTAGGAAAATTATGGCAATAGTGTACACCATCGACCACCACAGGTTCTTGGTATGGATAAACCTCCCAACCATACTTTTCAAATTGAAAATCATTAGTGCTAATTGTGCCATCAAGTTCGGGTGTTTCATCTACTATCCTATCTATCCTATCTTCGTGATTACCAAGTAACATGATTTTTCTCGGTCGTCTACCATTGAGACCTTTGTTAAATTTATTTAATGCATCATGAGCATGTTCTATATCTTTTTTATATCTTCGACCTTCAAAAGATTTTTTACCTTTATCATAACTCGATAATGAATCCATACTTGAAAAGTCTCCCATACAAATAATTGTATTAGGTTTTAGATCTCTAGCAAATTTTCCTGCCCACAGAAATCTATCATTGTTTGCTTTAGGTGTACAATGAGGATCACCTATAACTAAATGTGTTGCCACTAGTTTAACTCCTTATCACGTTTCTGTTTTAGGAACTCTAAGAAATCAACTACATTAGATTCGTCATCAAACTCTGATACAGCACTAATAGTTAGATCTCTTGTTTCCTTTTTTTTATCATCAGCAAATCCACGAAGACCCCATAGAAACGTTGAATGGGGATCAGTAGTTGCCATCTTTATCATGCCTCTAGCTATTGTAGAACATAATTCATATTCTTCTGTGGTCATTTTACTCTTACTATCCATTATAATACCACATGTAAATCCTTTTTCCCAAGGACTTACAAGAACCTTGATTGAATTTATTAACATCATTTTATCTTTTTCTTTCATTTAAAAACTCCACTTTAACAGGATCAGTTAAAAATCCTGCATTATTTAATCTTAAAAAATGTTTTGCATCTACAACTACTAATGGATTTCTCCTATTCATTTTTATAAATACAATTGGTTGATCATCACCATGCCCATCAGCTTGATCATATGCGTCATATAGTTTTTTCCATCCCTCTGTATTTTTACATTCAATATCATAAGGAAATAATTTTTTTGCATTAGCTGATAATTTAACATCAGCACCAGTTTCACCCATGATAGCGACTCTAACATCATCATCGGTAAGGGTGAGAAACAGACCCCTCAAACTATCTCTCACCCAGTTCTGAAGTCTACGACCTTTGGCTTTACGACTACGAGTTGATT